GGCGCGACCTTCGTGGATTGCGAGTTCACGGATAACTCGGCGGCCACCGGCGGTGCTCTTTCCGGTCGGGTTGGTGCCGTCAGTAACTGTGTGCGCTCCTGAAAAAACCCGTCCAGGCTTTGTGTGCCTTCCTCATACGCTTGGTTTAATTCTTTTAATGCCAAGGCAGTGTCGGCCTGCCCCCTGGAAACTGCGCTTTTCATCTCCGCCAACCGACTGGCCTGTGGCGTAAGCTGCACACGGGGGTCTTTATTATCCAGACTGTCATATTCTTTCTTAACTTCCGCTGCCCGGTTGCGGATAAGCTCCAGGGCCTTGGCCACCCTTTGGTGGTAACTTTCTTGGGAGGCCACCTGCACAAGGTTTTTTGCACTTTCCTGGGCAATTTTATCGTACTTGTCTGCCTGCTCATCCAACAAGTTTACAACGTCCTGCTGCTTTTCAATAAAGCGGCCCATACGGTCGGCTGCCTTATTAACCGCATCACTGCCCGTAATGGCTTCCCACAAGACCCCCGCCTTGGCTGCCATTACATACACTTTTTCATATATTGCCGTAAGGGCGTCCAGCAGGCCACTAAATATATTCATCCACCCACTGGCAACCGCTGCACCAATAGCCTTTAGGCTGTACCATATCATCTGCCAGCCACGGAAGGCATCACCCACCCAGGCAGCCCCTGTGGCAATGATCTCGAAGGACTTAATAATACCCTGAGCCATGTTAGCCGCCCACTCATCCAGCCTGCCCTCCGCTTGCAGGCGAGCCATAAATTTTAGCAGCAAGTCCAGGGCACCCTTCATATAGGAAAACACCCCACCCTCCATAACGAGGTTGCGAAACTGGAACCAGCGGTCGCCCATCATACTAAGCATACCGCTCCACGTATGGGCCAGGGCTGTGGCGGCCCCGGCAAATTTGCTGTTCGGGTCTGTAAAAGCCTCCAGCAATTTTTTACGGGTTTCTTCTGCGGAGTAGGATACCCCGGCTTGGAAACCAAGCATGGCAAGCACACCACGCTCACGAAACATATCAGCACTGGCAGCACCGGCGCTGTACATACGGATTACCTGCCCGGTAGCCTCCTCCACAGCAAGCCCACTGGCTGCGGCAAGGTCACCAATAAGCGGCATCCACTCTTTTACCTCATCCACCCCACCCCGCATAACACCTGCAAGGTTGGTGGCGCTGCCCATGATTTCCTCATAACTAAAGCTAACGTTGCTGGCATACTCCGCCATTTCCTTAAAAAGGCGGTTGCCCTCCTTCTGGCTGCCCAGCAGCGTGGTAAGCCGTGTGCGGTATTGCTCGGCCGTATCGGCTGCGTCTATAAAGCTCCTGGCCAGCAAGCCCAACGTCACGCCACCCAGTAAGCCCTGGACACTAAAAAGGGCATTGCGAAGGCCGCCTATTGTACTGCGCACCCTATCAACACCCTTTGAAAGCCCTAACAAACCCCTGCTGGCACGGTCCTTTAATAAAACAAGCAATTCAAGTGTTTCACTATTTGCTGGCATTTAGTGCCCCCATTTAAGGTACCTGCGCCACTCAGCTTGGTCCATGCCCCTGGCACACCGTGTTGCTATGGCTATCCGCCTTTCCAAGTGCCCATCAATAAATTGGTGTTCATTAAGGGCGTCAACAAAGTAACTGTATCCATAACTTAAGGCGTTTGCATGCCCACTTTCGATAAGCCAGCAGGCTGATTTAAATAACTGGCGGTGAGTATTGTTGTCAGATCGTTTACCACGGCTGCCCGCAGTTGTTCCAGCATTTGATCCAACCCTACCCGCCGCCATGTGTGAAAAAAAACGCTGTTCGCCTCTGCAAACCCATCGTCCCACAAGGTTTTAATTTCGCTTGGGGCCATGTGCATAATGTCGTCCAGCGTAAGGTTGCTAAATTGGGGCAGCAGCTCGGCCGCCTTCTGTTCCAGGCTTTTAAGCTGCTCGGCCCCCTTACCCTGTTCAATGCCCTTAAACAGGTCCTGGTCCTGGGCAAGGGCAATAATCTGGTCCACCCCCAGCTCGGTAAACACATACTCCTTTTTGTGCCCCTCAAGCTGTACCCGTGCAATAACACGTGCCATGTGTTGCCTCCTTTAAGCCGCCACCAGATTAACTGGTGGTGGTAGTTGTAGTACTGGTCGTGGTGTCGTAAACCACATCACCATACTGGCTGTTGGGGTTGTTTGCAGCGTCCGCAAGGCCCTCAAACGTGTAGCTCATGGTCACATACTCATCACCAATAAGCTGCATGGGGCCATTGGGGGCCAGGGTACCACGCCAGAATTTCCAGGTCTTGTTCGGGCCAATGGGGTTGTCCTCCACAATTTTGAGCCCGTACTCTTGGTTGGGTGCCGTAAGCATATGCACCGTGCGGCCGGTGTTGGTACCCATGAGGAAACGCTTTACGTTAACGGCCGCAAGTTCGTCCAGCACAAGGTTAACGGTGTAATTGCTTTCGATGATTGGGTTCCGGTCTTTTGTCCGGAACCCCCCCCGGCTGCTGTAATGCGGCAGCCGCTCAACACTGGGCTCCACCTCTGCACTGGAGCAGTTGCCCACGTCGTTGTAATCACCGGGGTCGGTCGGTGGCGTACTGCCACTCCAATCGCCCAAGTAAACAACGCCTTTCCCGATGGTGTAATTCTGCACGCTGTGTGGCTGTGTCATGGCTTATATGCCTCCTTTGTCGTGTACATAAGTTATGGTGGCTGTGAAGCTAAAAGCAAAGTATGGGCGAAATACAGCCTTTACAGGCTGCGGGCTAATGTCCAGGCCAAGCACCCATTTAAACCCCAGGGTGGGCTCCGCCTGCAACACCCGCCAAAGCTCGTCCGCCAAATTGCTAATGATGGTGTCAGGGTTTTGTGCCCCTGCACCGGTAACACCGTATTGGCCGTAAACAACAATGTCAATGCCCATGTTGCTCACTGCCTTCATAAGCTGCCCCCCTGGCCGCTGGGAGTCACGCTCCACAGGCACCGGCAGGCCACCGGTAATGGCTGCCATGGGGAAGCGGGTTACAGGGTAGTTCGTAAGCTCTTTGGGGTCCGCAGGCTGCTCCCGTGTGGTATAGTTAATGGCAGCAATGCCATCCACCAGGGCCACAACCTTAACCAGTATGCGCTCACGCTTGCTATTCTCAGCCACGTTTGCCCCCCTTAAGCAACAACTGCTGGATATAATCCTCCGCAATACCACGTATTGCGTTTACATCATCATCGCTAAAACCAAAAAACGGGCGTTTCTCGTTTAGGTAATACGCTTTTTCTGCATTGGTTACATTGGCAGTGCTACCACCCCCCTCCCCCACCTTTTTCTTGCGTGGTAAGGGGTTACTGGCGGTAGGCATAAAAAACACCCTTACCTGCTGGCCGGTGGCCGTATAGGTAAGGGCGTTCATCATCCCACCGGTAAAGAAAAGGTCAACAAAGCCTGTCGGCCGCCCATGCTCTTGCCGGTACGCTTTGTATGCTGGCGTATAGGGGTCAAACCGTTTACCATCTACTTCTTTCCCCTCACCAACACGCACCTTTATGGCTTGCTCCATAAATGCACCAACCTGCCCAAATAGCTTGGGGGCAGCCCGCATGCCTTTTGCAGCAAACTCCAGCCGGGCCTTAACCCGCTGTGCGCCAATTAATTGGGCATCAACATCTGCCATAACCTAACACCGTACAAGCCGCCCGCTTAACGGGCTAACGGTGCGCTCTGTTGCATCAATGGCATCGTCCGCATCCCAGTCGTAATTGACACCATAAGCCAGTACAGCGGCCATTTCTTCATCATACCGTTTGGCAAACAGCTTATGCTGCCGTTCAAAGGCGTCGGGGTCTGGTGCATCATTCATAAGGAAAAGGTAAAGGTGGTACAGCGCCCGGTAAACGCTGAGCTCCGTAAGCTGGTCTGCGTCCAGATTATCGGCGTTGAGCGGGTTGGCCTGCCAGTCAATGTTATAATTGCCAGCCGCCAACGGGCGGTACCACCGCACCTCTATGTCCCTTACAATATCAGCATCCCCCTTGGTTATAAAGGGGGTCAAATCCGCAACACCCAGGCTCGCTGCATTGGGTCGCACGGCAATAATGTCGTCTTGCTCGCAAAAGGCCATGGTGTATTACCTCAGGGTGCGCCGGGGCTTAACAGATTGGTCAAGCCCGCCATCGTTGGCGTCACCGTCAACCGGTGCCGTTTTCCCCATTTCCACTTTCTGGTAATTGGCTCCAGGGGCCAACGGCTGTGTTGAAATAATACCCTCAGGCGGTACCGTAAGTCCCAGGCTGGTAACCTCCTGCTCTGTTACCTGCTGGTACCCTTGGCTCAGCAACAGCTTGGCAATACGTTCGTCACTGGTGCTAAACACACCATCACGGTTAAACCGTGCTGCCAAGCGGTCTTTCTGCGGGTCCCAAACCAATGGTGCTTTTCCCATCTGTGCAAACAACGGCATGGCTCATTCCTCCTTGGTTGCCACCTAACAAAGCCAAGCCACCTTAACCTTAGGTCGTGGTCGTGGTGCTGGTGGTGGTTGTCGTTGTGGTGGTTGTCGTTGTGGTGGTCGTGGTTGTGGTAGTATCCCACGTCACCTGTGCATTAAGCTGCTTATTGTATTTAATACTTGTTGAAACTTCGGCAGTTTGTTTTCCTTTTGATGGTAAAACATCTACATCCAGCTCTGTAAAATGAACACGCAATCCCGTTGAGGCAAATGTTTCAATGCTCTTTTCAATTTCATTAATATTTGGCGAGTTTAAATGATAGTGTCCCTGTATACCAATTCCATGAATCGGGACTCCTTTATTCTTGTATTTCTTCACCAGATCAACAACAATATCACGTCGTTTGGGATTATTCATTCCATAGTCGTTGTACATTAAATGACAATTGGGATCAGCTTCATGTGCCAGATGAAATGCCCTTTCCATAAATTCCGGGCCCAGAATTTCAAACCACTTACTTTTTCGGTATCCATCGACAGGTGTTATCGATTCATTTACCACATCCCACGAATGAATTTTTCCTTTGTATCGATCTACCAAAGTTGAAATGTGGTTTTCCATCCGCTTTTGTAATCCAGTCTTCGAAATTTGTTTTCCATTTTTTCCAACAAACAAATCTTTTGGAACCTG